TATATTCATACGGATTCACCTGTTTTTTTATTAAATCCCAATCGGTTTTATGATTCTCAATTAATATTTTATGATATTTAATCGATGCAGCCAAGGATTCCGACACCGATATATCACTTCCCTCACCCAATTCTAACCTCAATATAGCTGTGCAGGGTAGATTCACTTTAGGCAGGGTAAACATACTGTTCATACGCTTATATATTTATACTTTTTTTTGAAGTTTGATTTTTTTATATTTAGTATACGTCGGAATATCCACCTCCTCCTCACCCGAAAATACAAACTTACCTATATTACGATCCACCTCCCTCACTTTTTCAAACACAAAATATTTATTAAAATCCGAAATCATCTTTACTTTGTCCGACATTTTATGCTTACTATTAGATTCATCATAAAACTCCTGAAACGACTCAATCTTAACCTTGATAAATCCGAACTTTTCCATTAACTGTTCTAAATAACCAAAATGCACGAGATATTCCTTAAATGTCTTTGCAAACGACCTCTGATATACATTTATACCTAAACCTAAACTACTAGCATCCTCCTTCAATTCAATCTCTCCATAAACCTTCTCTACCTCCCACACCCTTTTATCATCAATCACCACCGTCAATTTTGACTTATCTCGTAACGCCTTATATATTAACTCTCCGTCAAAACACGTGCCTATAAAATGCCCCCCCAGTTTTGTACACTCCGCCACATTCTTCAAAAACTCCCCGCACAATACTTGATCCTTGAAATAATAATGTAACGCAAACTGACACGATACTACATCAAACCCCTTCTTTCCTTTACCCCACGCCAACCCCACTCCACTACCTATATTATAAGCCTCATCCCGCGAAATATTACCAAATACACCCTTTGATATATTTTTATATAAATCAGTGTCAAACGAACCCCCATCTCTGATATTTTTAGACGTATCCCCTTTAACAAATAGTGCATGAGGCATTCGGGAATGGTTTTTTTGCAGTCGCATATTAACATACCGAGCACACGCCCCATTCGCTTTATTATTTATATTATCGATGGCCAAATCAATACCAAATACAAAGGCAAGTTTGGCGTCGATCCATTTATGTAAATCGCCGGCCTTTCCTACCGCCAAATCTAATAATATTTTGCCGGGCTGGGCCGTTACGGATTTTATTACGCATCGTTTAACATGATTATGAAAATTTCTCAACTCGGCGGTGGCATTATTATTATTAATAGTATAATACATGTCACTATTTTCCGATAAGGGTTGCTTTCCAGATAACATCCCCTCAGTGATTGGTTGGTGAATCGTATACCAAATAGAATTCGCTACACTATAATCATTCCCGAAATTAGTTCCTCCTTTACGATATGCTTCCGTTTTATCATATCGAACCCTTAGAGGGACCCACTTGTGATTTCTATACATGAACTCTACAATCATATCATCTTCAAACGTATCCTGTTCTTCCGTTTTCATAATTAAACTTTCATACCCATCTCTATCACTGAACATCTCTAATAAATCAATCTCACATACGTGGGCCGTCAAATCTTCTGGATCCGTTGGGTAAAATTTCGCAGCCGCATAATTTCTACCACCCTTTCTATAATTATTCTCTAATATTCGCTTGCATGGCACATCATGCTGATTCTTATCATACCCAACCATCAAATCTAACGTTTTATACTTTATTATACTTATACCCGTTACCGCCGTGTTTCCACCAAACCGATTTCCTATTAAATCCCTACCATTCACATCCTTCTTTGTCCTTACCAAGAAATCTATCGTATTAAATGCAGCCGGCTTCCACTTAAAAGTACTCCACTGCGTTTTTTTTATCGCCCCCTCCGCACCAGCCACCTCCTCGTTCTGATGCGTGAAAATGCAACCATCCGTCTCATACTCATACTCCTTCTCAAACAGCTTCGCGCATAACTGATATATCGTATGGGTATCATCCGCTATCAGAAACTCCTTACACTCTATCCTTAAAGGCGACGCCCCACCAGACAGAGACATCACACCAGAACTTAATGCCCGTATTACCTCCTTTAAAATAGACAACCTATTAGATTCTCCCGATGTAAACTTTTTTCTCCTTACCGACTTTCCACTTAAATAATAAATGTCAAACGCCGCAAACATATTCATAAAAGCACCCTTTTTATCATGCAAAATATGCTCACCATCTATAATAGTACCCACCAAATCATCCTCTATCACAATACACCCCGTGAATTGAACATTCAAATTCGTATCAAGCATGTATATTTTTTTAGATGGCGCTATATATAGTAACTTTCTACTACCATCCGCCTTATCTGTAACCGTATAGTTACTCATTATGTTAAATTTACTGTTTATATTAAGATTTTCATGCTGCAACGTCACCGGTGGAGGTCCTATGAAATTTTTAGAACTAATCTGCTTATACGCCTTGCCATCATGGATTAACTTTATATATTCTCCCAACACATTCTTTTGCTCATCCAAGGACGATGGATAATTCGTTTGCTGTAACCCCGCCAAAATTACCATTATCGCCTTATTAATTTGTTTCCCCGTATGAACATCCCCCGCTCCTAATAATTCAATCTCTATTTCATACGTCTCATTACTACTAAATACACCCGAACTCGCAATATTCTCATACGGCTCTTTATTACTTTTTACAACACTCAACTCTATCTTTAAGGGGACCCCCTCCAACACAAAGGATATGCGATTCATGTACCGGAATATTTTCTTGGTAGTCGCCCAATAAGTATGCAAATTTTGCACATTCTCGTTTTCTACCTCCAATTCCGTTTCGGTCTGATAGCAACACCGTAATTCATATTTAGCTATATTGATCGGCGTCATTTCCCTGCCAGCAGAATCTACCGCATTTTCCTTAGTCCTATAAGAGACCTTGTCTACTCCCAATATACTATTTTTCTTACAATAGTCTTGAATGTTATTCACACCTCGGATTTCTGTTCGCACACTCTTTAATACCGTATTATCCGAAACATTTATTATTTTTAAAATAACCTCTCCTAATTCATTTTGACAAACGTAATTACTCGATTTTAATTTCTGAATCACATTTTTAAAATCCGTACCCGAAATCTTGTTTTTGGACGTTGTTTTAAACCGAATCTCTAATTCATTCTCACTTTTAAGTGCCTTCGAATATCCTTTACCATTCGTTTCTAACTGCACCTTTAAGAAATCCGCGAGTTTTAATTGCGAATCCGTCATATATATTTGATACTTATTATTTTATATCATTTGAATCAATTTTATTAAAATATCATCGTATATCTCTTTCTTTAACCTTGATTTCACTCCAACGTCTATATCTATTCCAAACTTCGTACCTATCTCACGCAACTCTTTCAGTTTATAATAAGATATTGCCTTCAACGGTTTAGCATCCAATAAATAATAGTTACTCTCTATCTCCTTTACACGTGTAATATTAAACGTACATTTATTTTTCTCTAGTAAATGAGTCGTAGTTCCATAATTAAAAAAATAATAACATTTATTTTTAATTATAAGCACCGATAACTTATTCATAATACATAACACCTTTAACGTAGACACGCTAATATCCTTAGAATACATTAAATCCTCCTCAAAAGTAACGCGTTTATATTTAATCTCTTTCAATATATGCGTATTTTTCCTAACCTCCTCTATTTGCTCTATTTTCTCTTTGGATTCATTCGTTAAATCCATTTTAGCATCTGCACCATACTTGGATACATAATACATCCAAAAATAACTATTCTTAGTTAGCAGTAACGTCTCATCTTTTGGTTCCGTTGGTTTCTTTTGGTCCGTTGGTTTCTTTAGGTCCGTTGGTTCTTTTGGTTCTATATATGAATTATATAGACGACCCGATAAGGAATAATTATCTAATTGTTCAAACAATTCCCTCATATAATTATATATCTATAACTCTTTATCTGTAAAAAAATCAGATTTATATTTCTCCTTTTCTATTTCGTCTTTTAATAACGCCGTTTCTTGAACCGAGACATACGACAGATATTTCTTAATATCCATTAAACACTCTTCCTTGACCAACGTCAAATTAATAAACGACCCGTTGTTATTTTCGGTAACAATAACCTCATGCTTTATTAATAAACCCAAAATATCGGATTGCCTATTCTCGTCCAACGCTTCAATCTGTTTTTTTAATATCTCTAAACTAGACATCTCTAATACTTTATAATGATGCCTCTAAATAATTATCTTGCTACACTTCTAACAGACATCGTTTTTACCCCCTTTAATATCTCTCCAATCACGTAGATATGGTCATCATTAATCTCATATCGCTGGCCAATAACTCTTATATATATATTATCCGTGTCCAAAGTAATTGCATTGAAATCCGGGTCCTCATTAAAATGATCCCTCGCAATATATATCACCACCGGGTCTTCTTGATCTGAATCCATTCTAATTTTACCACGAATCCCTGCCTTTGTAATATTTAGAACCTTCATTGGCAACACCATGCCTTCCACCGGCAAACATACCTTCGCCTCAAATACGATAACAAATTTGATATTACTCCCATTACAAAGTTGCCCACTGGAATAAGAGAGAATATTAATAGACCCCTTTTTTAAAAATCCCTCTACATTACATTTACCCTCAAACCTATTTTGTAAATACGTTAACAATATCGCGTCTAAATTAGAACCAACCTCCTTGATTGAAATTTCCAGCGTTCTCTCTAAACAGACCGTATTATAAATGTCTTGCATGTATAATAAAATGAAATATATTCTTTAAATTCAATTTTACGTTTTAAACTATGGGCTACTAATACTCCATAGAATATTCTACATGCTTATGGTCATTATATAACAAGAGGTACATATTATATTTTAAAATGTAAGAACCACTGTTTATGGTCTTTGCGTATTTCATGATAGTATCGTAATACCAACTCCATATATATGCATAATTGCTCACGACCCATATGATTCAATTTGTGTTTCATGTCATCTACCCCCGAAATGGCAACGATATTGTCAATAATACCAGATTTAGGAGAATGCTTACAAACGGCGCCCTTTGTACTGGCACTAGACGCCCGTCTAGTTTTGAATTCAATCGATTTTCCTACGGTACTACTTTCCATATAACCAACGAAATCATTAAGATTAGTGGTGCGATCGGTATTCCATGCTTGTATGGAGGTTTTAAATAATAATTCTTCTGTATAAGTAGCCTCTCTCCATTCATCCTTCCCATATACATACAATGTTGCATGGTTATTCTGTAATAATAGCAATCCTTCCGCACCATTCTCGGTTTTTATCATTCGGTTCGCAAACCGGGATTGTAATAATTTAGGATAACTCTCTAACGAGCCCTTGATACTATATAAATAATTTAATACTTCGATACTCTCGTGTAATACTAGGGTATCTATTTGTCTATCCAAGATTAGAGAATTCAATACGTCTTCTTGGATAGCTAAATTAGTCCGTAGGCTATCATATACGGAGATGTGATGACCCGATTTACCTACGTGTTTTATATAATAAAACCAAGCAGACTCACCATCTTTCCCTTTAGGACTATCTATTAACTGATACTGCTTGTATAATTTATCTATTAATAAACTATCCTTTTTAACTACCGTCATGTCCCGCTTTGGTAGCTTGATTCGTAACTTTGGCACTTTATACGTAACCGGTCGGGTTCGGTCAAAAACGGAGAGTTTCTTATTAGTTAACCCTATCGGCTGGAAAATATAAAAATCTCCAACGTTTATTAAATGTCCTACCGTATTATATCTATCCGTTAGCATATTCCTTTTATTCTTTAACATCTCCTCTAACGCTGCCAATATCTCCACATCCGAATACTGCTTATGATATTGCACCAATTTAAATAACTTTTCCTTGGTTAAAATGTAGTATTCTCTATACAAATCGGTGATATAATTAATAATATGTTCATTACGTAAAATCATATAATCGGCGTTGTACGTTCCTCTATTTACGACTAAATCCTTTTTATCTGGGCTACAGTCAAAACTACAATTAGACATGTAATCACATCCAGAGCTATATGGTTTGTCTCCTACAGGGAATGTAATAGGATCGCCTGCGGATAAATGAATTTGCACGGAGGTATTGATTTTATCTTGTGCAAAATTGGTTTGTTCATGATTTAATATGCAATCCACCGCATTTTCTTTCAATATCCGAGAGATTCGTCCAATTTTTATAGCTTTTTTTTCCGCCATACCATATACATGCAAATCTAGGGCAATTTCGTTAGGTTTATCCGTTAATAGTGAGGCATACATAAATAGTTGCACGTTTCTCTCCTTAAAAGGTAGTAGTTTATGACTGCATGTCCGCACCCCTCGGCCTATTATTTGCTCTATTCGGCTCATATTAAACCATGGGTCCAAAATATGAATTTGGCGGATGTTTTTGAAATCGACCCCTTCTGAACCCGCCATTGAAATCAATACTATTTTTATCTTCTCTCCACGTAAATTATCTTCGGCTTTCACTTTTTCAATAAGCTTGCGATCGCTCTGATACCTAGGATCCGATGTAATTATAATATATTTACCCAATGATTTAGAGCTGGATTTTAATAAAGCACCCCCGTGTTTTTGATATCCGAGTTCCTCTAACATTAATGCGACGGGTATTAGCCCATTATCCAAATAATAGGAATATATTAATATAATTCCAATAGAATCCTTTACTTGCTCTCCAATATGCTTTATTTTCGCACTATATTTCCCGATATTTTCTAACGCAAAAAACCTCTCACTCTCTACATCCTTATACTCAAACATTTTATTATCATACTTCATACAAGACTCCAAAGCCTCAGAACCTACTACTACCTGATCATCGCCACAATCCGGATAAACCATATTTAACGCCTGGATCGGCTTCGCCAATGAATCATAATTTAATCCACCCGATATAATCTTTGTGTCCTGCTCAATTATTTTACGGTATCCCTGTAACTGATCATCTCCTACCGGGAGCACTACCAAATCAATATATTTTATTGCCTTATCCTCATGAATCACTCCTGTAAGGGACATATTGGGTAAGGGCGACAGTTTTGTAATGGAGTATTTACTGAAGTGAGATGGATAAATGCGATACGGGAAAAGATACGGATTTTCTCCCCTAACAAACGAAATATACCCACGCATTTTTTGTATTAATAATTCTTTGCCCCCGGCTATAAACTCTCCATGAGTATCAAAAACCTCCGATTCAGCAATCGCACTTCGCCCATCATTTTCATTCATGTACGACAACAATTGCACTATTTCACTCGCTTGATTATACATGGGAGTTGCTGATAAAAATAATAGCCTCATATTTGATACCTCAGAGACTAATTTTTTCAAACCAACCGAAATTAATTTTGTGTTTGATAGACCCGACCGTATATTATGAACCTCGTCTATTACTACTAACCGATTTTCGTACTCTTTTTTTAACTTCTTAGTAGATCCGATAGCTTCAATTCGGTTGGCAAATTCCCCATAACCAATAAATTGATAATATTTATCAATCATTTTATTTATAGTATACACTAGCTCATCCTTGCTTAAATGACCATCTATAGGTAACACCTCCTTAAGTATTTTAGTACCTACACAGGTTTGTAGAGACCAATGTTGGTTTGGCTCTTTTTTTAATTTGGAAACATCAAATAACTGGGTTCTAAATTCGCGCTGTACGTTTGGAGAGGCGATTATAATGATTTTTTTTACGATACCAATTTGTTTCATATAATCTCTCATTTCTTCGCAAATTCCTAGGGCTGAACATGTCTTGCCCGAACCTAACCCATGATATAGTAGCATGCTATTATAAGGTGTATTAAAGGATAAATAATTCCGAACAAACTGCTGGTGTGGCGCTATTTCAAATTGCGAATGGCAAAAAGTATCATCCGTTATATCTAACTCTATATTGCCATCATATTTCGTATTATTAAATTCTAGTTTCTCTGCAATCTTTATATTAAATAATGGGTCAGAGAAATCCGGATATAAAAAAACATCCGCCGGATGAACTGCCCTGTCCGGGTTGGGTACTAGATCCGGTTGTTGTAATACTAATTTTATTTTTTTGTATTTAGTAGCCATATATATTATAGATATAAAGTATATTCTGTAAGTGCCTTATTTAATTTTGTTATTGTCGTTTTTTTTTCAGGACTATAGGAACGAATTAGATTAATACATTCTTTATAGGTACACCATTTTACCAAACTAACCTCCGTGCGTTCATAATCTACCGATATTTTCATCTGTGGGTCTTTAAACCTCGCTATAAAATATTTATATTTATACGATTTATTATTAGTCCCTAAAAATATTTCAGTCTTATTTTTAATTAATAATGGGAAACTTGGTGAAAAATATAATATTTCGGGGGAAAGAGAAGTAAGCAATTTAGAAATGGCACAAATGATAGCTAAATTTATGGGAAAACCGTTAGATTATGAAATGATTGATTTTCATAGTGATCGGCCAGGTCATGATTTAAGATATGGATTAGATGGTAGTAAATTATTCCAGATGGGATTTAAATTACCATTAAATTTTGAGGAATCTTTGAGGAAAACTGTAGAATGGACTTTAAAAAATCAGAAATGGTTAGAAGGATAATATATTATAACATATTTTTATAAAATTGTATCCCAATTCAATTTTAAATGTTTAATATTAATTAAATAATTTGTTCCTTTATAACCATTAAAATCAAAATTAAACATTTCTAATTCATTTTTACATTTTTTGTTTACCATATTAATCATTTCATCATCATAATATTCTTTATAATTTTTTGTGCTAGATTTATTTTTAATTTTATTTGAAAATTTATAATTATTATCAGTTTTTTTAAATAATTCAAGTAATCCTTCCTTTAAATTATCATATATAATAGCGTAATCACATTGACTATTACCATTATCATCGAATAATTGATGATATAAAAACTTTTTCATTAAAGGTACATGCCATTTTATGGACGGATTACAATAATCAATTATTAATTCTTTAAAGTTGTTCCTGGGTAATTTTGTCTTCATACCTCCATCCCAATCCCCCCATCTGGATAGAAAATATGATTTTAATAAATCAAATGGATTTCTAATTACAGTAAATTTTATAGGACAAGACAAAAATAATTCAGAATTTAATAAATATGTATCCCATTTATAAGTACAATTTTTTTGAATAAACTCTTTACTTAAACAAGATGGGTGTTGACCTATATGTTTTTTGATATTACTTTCATTACAATATTCATCTTGAATAAAAGTTCCACCTGTTTTGGGAATATGTATAAAATATATATTCATTTATATTTTAATAATCGTATTAAAAATTTAGGATATAAATTTAAATTTAATTTTAGAATTGTTAATAGATAAAAATATTAATAAACTGGTATTAAATTATGATAATCTAGTATCTAATACTGAAGAAACTATATCTAAAATCTGTAAAAAAATAAATATAG